ATATACTTTATAACTAGCATATCCTATACCTCCAATAAGAAATAGATACCAGAATTCTACTAATATTAATATAACCCCACCTACTGCTAATAGTGATAAAAATGCAAATGGATTAGGTGTATGATAATACTGTTGTGTTTGATTTGCATTATAAAAAGCACTATTATCAGTAGTTCCCTTCCACAATACTCTACTTACTGGAAGTCCATACTGTGATTCAGCAAGTAATCTTGCCTCATCTTCATACATACAATCATTAACGATTACAGTCTTATTAAGACCATTATCTCGTTGTAATAGGACTTCGTAAGTGTTCATAATTGATCTAATACGTCATAAATTGCATCATCTTCAGTACCTAATACTGATGATACCCAGTCATCCTCATTTTCCTGACAATTGTCATACTTCTCATCATATTGAACTGATGGAATAAACAATTTCTTAGATGTCATAACCAAATCCTCCATTAGTTGCTTGACGAGTTGACTCAACTTGCTCTCGTAAATCACGAAGAGAAGTTTTTAGTTTAATGATCTCTTCCTCTTTATAAAGAAAGGGATCTTTATCACTTGCTTTAAGTGCTTTTTTGATTAAAGCAATTTGTGACTTAGGTGAAAAGAATTTTCTCATGGTCTTAGTATAAGGGATTCAATTGGACTTTGTGTAGGATCTTGTGACACTTTCTTAACTGGTTGGATCCTCTCTTTTGCTAACTCAAAATAGTTAGTATCACTTTCTATGCCTATAAATTGCCTGTTAGTATTAACACAAGCAACACCAGTTGTACCACTTCCCATACAATTATCTAACACAATTTGCCCTTCATTACTATATGTTTTAACAAGATATTCACATAATGGAATAGGTTTTTGTGTAGGATGTTTAGTGTCATTTTCATGTTTAAACTCAAGTATTTCAGTAGGATAGTTAGTATATTGTTGAGAATATTCTGTCTCTGATAATAACTTATTGTTCTGTCCTAAATGATGTTTTTGGTTTAACATTTTACCTATTCTCTTCTCACTATTCTTTTTCTTAACAACTTTAGGGATCAATCCTTGCGGATTATATGTCATATTACCCTTATGTCTTGATGCTGCTGCTGCACCTGCTGGAGAGAAGATTACAATATCTTCAGTACATTTCATGGGACGATAATTTGCTAGTAAGTAACCAGTAGTCTTATCTTTCTTCCATATAAATTCATACTTAAACCAATCTATATTAGATGATACTAACATAGATGTAAATGGTTGATCTGCAAACAAGGCAATTACACCATGTTTCTTGTTAATAATTCTCTTGTAATGTGACCACAATTTATCAAGTGGAATTACACAATCCCACTTACATTTAGTAGTACCATAAGGAAGATCGCAGAGAATCAGATCAACTGAATCCTCTGCGATTTTATTCATCTCTACGAGACAATCTCCATGATATAGTTTAACCAACTATAACATCCTCCAGACACTTATACACATAGTTAATATATTGTACCACAGTTTCTTCTACAAATCCAGTCTCATACCAGTTAACAGTTTTACCATTAACTTTCTTACTTCTTCTTCTACCAGTAAGAGAGAATCTACTAACTTTATCAGCAAATCCTTGAGTTACATTACATGTATTAATTAAATCTTGTTTGATATCTATACAATAACCAACAAGACCAAATTTAATATTATCATGTAATTGTGACTTACAAGAGATCATAATGTTTCTAATTACTGCTCTCTTAAGTGTATAAAATGGTTTGTCAACCCATGCTCTATCTTCTTGTAAGTAAGCATACTTTCCATCAACTTTAATATGTTGATCTAATCTCTCATCACCAAATCCTTCATGATCTGATTTAAGATAACCTTTACCCCATTCTATGTTAACATCAGGGTACTTATTTTGTAGGTCTTTGATAATAAGTTTTAATGTACTTTCAGACCATTCTTCTAATTTTGGTCCAGAATAGTTCTTAAGAGGAACTCCCCTTAATCCTTCACCATTTGTGAATTGTTCTGTCAACAAATCTGTTGACTGTTTAATAATCTCAAGTGTCATTTGAAAGTCCCTAATGGGGTTTGAATTTGACTCTCTCAATATAGTCTATTTTATGATGTCATGGGTGAATTAGTGGACAGTTCCTCATCTGGCATAACATACATATTTGCTGATATTGTTACTCTTTCACAATCTTCTCTGTTAGGTGATACCATATGAGGATAATGTGCTGGAAATATAATAAGATCTCCTTGATTTGCTCTAGGTGAAACAGTACATGAAGTTGGTATTGTAAAAGCATCATCTAATCCACTTGCTTTATATTGAGGATACCAATTATTATAGAACTTAAAATATGGACACTCTTTATCTTCCATTTGATAAAAATATACCATAGCAAGATTACAGAATGGAACAGAATGACAATGTGTTTCTTGATAATGTCCCTTTCTATATTTGTTTACCCATCCTTCTTGAGGTTTAATAGTAAGATTCATTTTAGGTTTCATCTCTTCCATAAACTCTGTTACACAAGGACGTACACATTCTAAAAATGTATCCCAATCAGCACTCTCATTTGTAGGCACTTGATAAGAAGTCAATACATTACAATTCCACTCCTCTTTGTTAGCGAAATTCTTATCTTCCTCAATAAACTTAGAAAATGACTTCTTAATTCTCTCTTGATTCTCTTCACTTATAGTACCACGATAATACCATCGTGGTGAAAACATTTCAACAGTCATTTTTTAAATACTCCAAGTTGAACTAGCACAAACATAGTTACTGCTGTCCAAATTATAATATAAGAAACATTCATTATGATGCTAATTCTAATTTTTTAATAATTGCTGATAATCTGTCCATGACATCTTCATATGCCTGAACAGATAAAATTCGATCTTTTTTTGCTTTAACTTCAAGATCCTGAATATATGATAAGAAAGCATCCTTTAATAGTTGCTTCTCGTTATCATCTAATAAGATACACTCTGGTAACTGGATATTCATCTCCGTAATGATGGTAAGTATTCTAGTACGTGTTGTCTAACTGCCATAAGTTCATTAAAGCATTTTTGGTTGTGAGCACAACCACGAAGATGATGATCTGCTTTATGTACACTTTCAATATACAGATCTAACCCCCGATTCCATTTAGCATCGGGGGATTCTTCATCTTGTATTGTATTTTGATCCTTCATTTATGCTTGAGTTGTGTATTCTATATCAACACCATTTAAAGATCCATCATCATACTCAAGATCATCATAATCTTCATCATAAAATGATTCTGGAAATAAACCTGGAGATTGATGTGATACATCAGTTCCTGGAACTTTAGTTGTTGGTTTGTTCATTATTCCTCCTCAAGAAATGATTCGTATTTTTTGGAACTTGACTTATATTTAGATTCATGTGATTTCTCATATGAACCTTCTCTAAAGTCTTGGCGATTTGTACCTCGTTGACGTTTATCTCTGATAGATTTACCAGGTGAATAGTATCCTCTTTCAGATCCGCCCCTTCGATATGTTTTACCCATGAATGTTTGATGTTTTTACTGAACAACAAATAGACTACAATTTATATATGAATTACTCTGATGCAGGTGATGTATCAGATACAGCAAGTTTAGTTTTTCCTTCAAAAGGAACTATATTTCTATGCTCATCATATTCGGGATTCTCTACCTTTAGATCCTCAAACTCAAATCCAACTCCCTTAAGAAAGTCACCACAATATTCTACAGTATCATTTAAAAACACAGATTCAAAAGATTTTGTAGTAGTAGTTCCATCTTCGCAGATAGATTGTAAATAAAATTTTGGCATGATTATGACCAACGACTTCAATATTGTATCACGATTATCTATGGTTGTCTATACCATGTGACACAATTATATGTGTCCCTTACTCTTAAGCACATTAAAACACTCACCATCTTTAACAACATAATGTAAAAATAATTGATGATGATAATCTTTTTTACCACCTCCCATAGGTTCTCTCCAGTGTTTACATTTATCACCCATGTATATAATTGCACCACCATTATATAAATCAACTTTCTTTTCTTCACCTTTTAATGTCTCAATATAAAAAGACCAAGGTTTTATTAATGTTGAATTAAGTTGTACAGTAACAGATATTTCACATGGTTCCCAATCAATATGAGGTACTAATTCTGAACCAGTATAATATATTCTATCGAAATAATATGTAGGATATAATAAATGAGGTGGACGTATAATTCTTTGCACTACATCCTTTGCATATTGATGATATGATCTATATGGTGGGAAACAATGTCTTGAAAATGTACCACTTACTTGCAATTCTTCTTTATGATATTCAAGATCACTACCATCATATGACCAGTGCATGTGTCCCTCACTGTACATATTCTCAGGAAGAATACTCATATAATAAGCATCAGGTAGAAAATCTGTTATTGTACAATAACCATTTTCCCAAAAGAATTGATCTGAATTCATAATAGTATTGCTAAATTAAGAGGATCATCATCTCTCTTATTTCTCTTGTTAAAGTATTCCATACCATCTTCAGTTAATATATCAAAAGCAAGAGTATATCTTTCACCATCTAACAATTCATCCACTCTATGAGGTAAACAAGAAGGAAATAATACCATCATTCCTCTTACATTTCTCACACATTCTAACCCTAAGTATGGTATATCATAGTCAGTAGAAGTTGGATTCTCTGTTAAACATATATTACCACTAAGAAAAGAATTTTCGTGCATAGAATGAAAATGTCTTTCTAAAGTCATACCTTTCTTTTGAGGATATATCCATCCTCTTATCCATAATTTATCTTCTTTATTAGCACCTACTCTATCACAAAACTCATCAACTGCTCTTCTAATACGTTCTTTTAATATTTTTACTGTAGGATATTCCCAATCAAATACATTATAATGTTCCCATCTATGGTCAGCATAAACATCTTCATTTTCTTTTACCCATTCAAGAACATCATCAATTATTGGTTTTTCAATATAATCTGACCACAATTCAACTTTAAATTGAGGAGCAAAATAATTATTCTTAGGATTAGATTCATATCTTGCTAACATCTATTCTACCTCCATAGTTAGGATTTACATCAAGTATTTGTCTTGTTAATTCTTCAGAATAAGGACATGATTCTTGACATATTCTACAAATACTATCAAGATCTTTAAATGCTTCAGGTGTATCTACAAAATTAGAACACTTTTCCCAATCAATAAGATCAAAATCCATTTTACATGACATGGGACATTTACTCTCACAAGGAGCATCACATCCAATACAATTATTATATCTAGGTGTATCTTCTATAACAACTGTATCTTCAAATTCAGCATTAGTAAATAACAAATCAATCTTATAATTCATTCCAAATCTTTTATGAAATGCTAAAGATGGTTTTGCTAATGTTGCTGCACCTGATCTAATGGCAAACTGTTTTCTATTTAATCTATAATCATCATACCCAAAGAAGTAACCTTCATTACTATATCTTAGATTCAAATAAGTTATAATTTGAGGTAAGAATGTATTCTTATATGTGTAATCAAATGCTACTGTACTGAATACATTCCATACAATAATAGATTTACATCTTTCATCAAGAAAGTAATCTTGACCAAGAGAATCTGGTTTACCTATATTATAATGATCTTGTGCTCTTTGTCTTACTAGATCATCAGGTGGTGTTGTAACTGATAGATCATATAACATAGGAACATCTTTAGTAACCCAATCAAATGCAACTAAAAGATCATCAGTTTTAATCTTCATAATTGGATCCAGTGATCCTTTTTATTCTCAAATATATCGTCATTATACACTACTTCTGTAATAATATCAAATGCTATCGATACTCTTACATCACCACCTTCATAAGGATCAGTATAATGTTCTATCCAATTAGGGAATAAAGTTATATTACCTTTAGAATTCTTTGAAATATATGGTTTCCTATTATATGGATTAATATAATATGTACTGGTATCATAATCATCTAAACATATATGCCCACCAAGATATGTGTACTCACTATTCCAATGTTGATGTTGTTTTAAGAACTGTCCATTGCGGAGAACATTTGCCCAACATTGAAGATAGATTTTGTTTTCCCAATCATATCCTAATGAAGTTATAAAATTATCATGTGCTGTTCTAATAGTTTCTTTTAGAAAATCTGCTTCATCCCATTTAAGTAAGTTGTAACAATTAGATCTAGATGTCATACTATCTTTACCTAATCCAGTATTCCAATCATCAGTATATGGATTGTTATTAATAACATCCTTCTCTTTTGATAATATAACAGATTTAATATCATTAACATCTACAACATCTTCATAGATATTAAAATTAAAGACGGGAGCAAAGTTAGTCTTTACGGGTTCATTTTCAAATTGAGTAATTCGCATAATATTACATGTATAAGAATTGACTAATAGAATATCTTCCTTTACCTGGTTGATTATCTTGCATAACAACTTCCTTTACTTCATGTTCTAAGATAGATGGAAATATAACCATACGATTATTTAAACTCTCAATTTGTATTTGTTTTTCTATCATAAATTCACCACCAAAGAAACCTCTTGGTGGTGTATAGAACCAAGAGATAGCAGTCATAACACATTGATCTGTATGAGGTTTATAATAATCTCCTTGAGCATAATAATGTACTTTTGTGTAATCTTTCTCACATTTAGAAACATATCTAAAATAAGGACTACCCTTTATTAACTCAGTAGTTAAATCTTTATCAAATAATTGTCTATTAACTGATAATATATCAGACATATCCCTACTTTCATAGGCAGTATCTAAATGAATACCTTTTGCACCCTTTAATGCTACACCATCCTCATATGCTGTACCAGGACCATTAGGATCTTCTGGTGATTTATATGCACCAATTTCATAGAGATAATTCAACTCTGCTATTACCTTATTATAATCTTCATTAGAATAGAAGTTATCAATAATAGCAATAGGAATATCAAGTACCTTTTTAAAATTTATACTTCGCATTTTTTATATCTCTTGTGTTTTTCCATTTAAAGGTTAGTGCATGACGAAAGTTAATAACTCTAGGTATAAGATCAAATCCAATATTAGGATTATATTCATCGTGTCTCTTTACTTCTAGATGATAGTAATATAATCTTCCATCATCTAAATCAATAACAGATATAAACTCATCAGGATTAGATACATCACAATCAAATACTTCTAGATATGAATCTAATTCACAACTAACATTAAATTCTTTACATAGAACATCTTGTATTGCATTAGATAATTTAACAGGTATATTATCATCTTTACCTCCCTCAATAACATCTAAGGTGGGTGGAACCCTTTGTAAAGATGATGGAAGATACTTAAATGGATCATAAGGTATCTCAATAAATCCAGGAAATTCATATAATTGTCTAGGGTTTAGTATTCGCATCAGAAATAATTAATATTAATATTTGCCCTGAATTGTTGATTAGTACAATTCGTACTATGGTGAGGTGTTTGAGGATCAAATAGTATTATTCTATTTTCTATTGATGGAATCTCTTGATCTCCAATAACAGTTGCACCATCACATGTATTTAAACAGTATAATGCTGCTTTATGTTTAAAATCATAATCAATATGATTCTTATGATGAACTAAAGTATCAGTTCTAGGATACATATTACCCTTTACTCTAACCAAAGCATTTACTTTAATCTTTGATAATAATGGTAACACAACATTAAACTTATCACTCTGAATTTCATAATCAGCAAATAATAAATGAGTAAAATACCCATCTTTCTCTTCACCAAAACCTGATATATCTTTTTGATGATACCAAGGGGTACTATCAGATTTAAGGAAACTATCTCTTATAGTTTCAAACAATTCTTTATCAAGGTAATCATCAAATACCTGAGCAACACAAATAGGTAATATCATAATGCTAAAAACTCAGGTGTACATAACATATCATCATCTTGACCATACCAACATGAAATAGTATATCTATCTCGTTTAACAATATGTGAAACAGCATGTCTAAATTCTAATCCATCAAAATACACAGTCCTCCCTGATAATGGTTGAACATCTACACCATCTATTATAGTATGTCCTCCAATATAATCATCATTAATATATGTTATTGATGCACCTGTAGTTGTTGTTCTTGCAGTATCATAATGCCATCCTTTTTGAGCACCAGCAGGATACTTTACTATCTCAACATTCTGTAATGTCTCAAACCTCTTGTCATGACTGACATGTGCCTTGATTTCTTTAACTATTTCAACCAATTTATAATACATTGGTGGTAAATTGTGCATGTCTCCACCAACACCTATTCCAGTCTTATCTAAAGGGAATACTCTTGTTTCATCCCAAACATAAGTTTTCAAGAGACTAGAATTAAAAAACTCTATAATATTATCTTGCAACTCATTGGCAATATTAATTTGCGAAATGTAAATCATGTAAATGGAAATCCTAAATTCCAAGTAACTAAAGAATATCTAGTACCTTTAGTAACAGGTTTAACTCTATGATAGACAAAAGAAGGGAAGACAACTAAAGAACCCTTAGCAGTCATTCCCTTACAACATTCCTCTTTAACTCTATCATAATGAAATTCTAATTCTCCTCCTTCAAACTCACTAGGATCATTTAATAATAATGTAGTAGATAACTTTCTATACTTACCTCTCATTAACTCATGGTCATTCTCACCATAAAGAAAATGATGTTGATCTGGATGCCATTCATAAAACTGTCCAGGTTTATATATTGTAAACTGTGCTTGCTCTGTGTAATCCCATTGGAAATTCCATCCAGCATCTTTGTTTGCTTGATTAACAAGAGGTTTTAAAATATTATATACCCAAGGTAAATCTATCCATGAAATATGAGAATCTCTAGTAGATTTTAATTCTTCTAAATCTGCCTCTGTATATTCTTCTATATCTTTAGATGATTTCCTATTAACTTGTCCTAATTTAGGTACTTCTTTCTTACCTATTGCAATAATACGATCACACACTTCAGGGGGAATTACACCTGTGAAGTACCAATAAGTATATTTTAAATTCATACTGTAGTCCTTAGTTCACCCAAATAATTGAGAGCATCATAATCAAAATCAGGTATCTTATAAGTATACCATCCTGTTGTGATATATTTAGTTTGTGTTGGAGAAGTTACACCTCTATGTGTATGTGTCCAATCACAGGGCCAAATAACAGTTAATCCTTTTTCTGGTTGTATCTTTAACTTTTGATGATACCATTCAGTCTCTCCAGCATCAGTTACCGTGTTTAAATATGTCATAAACACTAAATGTCTGTAAGGCACAGTATCTCTTATTGATGTTCTTTCCGAGTGCCAACCGTAAAAACCTTCTCCTGGATTATATTTTTGTACATTAAAATTTGTATTTAATCCCCACAAAGAGTGCATCTTTGTTGCATACTCAAATTTCTTACAATATAAATCACAGACATCAGTAAGTACATCCAAATAATCCTGTATTCTTTTATCAGGATTTCTAGGACATACGTTGACATCTGTTGAAATTTTAAATTCTTCGTCAATTCCCCTACCAACCTCTCCTGGTTTCTGGTTAGGGGAATCATTAAAGAATGATATTAATCCATCACATACTTCAGGATTAATATACCATCCTCCAATAAAACTAGAGTCTTGAAGTATAAACTCCTTCATAACAAAAACATTCAGACTATATTATAACACAGTTTATCCTTTTTCCCACATATGTGTTGAACTATTATATGAATAGGTCACATTAACAGTATCTGTTGGATTAGTTCTATAGTATGTTTTCTTTTCATTATCCCACACCCAACCATAAGGATTATAGTTTGAGGTTACAGTATAATCTGTAGCATCATCAAAATCAGCACCAAGAACTTCTTTTAAGTTTTTACCTTTACCATCAGTTGTTTGTTTTGCTTGATATGGTGATACCCAACGACCTTCATCCTCTTTAAGAGTAGTTTCTTGGGGGAACATTCTATTAGGAATAAAAGCATCCCTTTCATAATCATATTTGCCACCTATAGAAGCATAATTCTTTCTAAAAGATGATTTACCACCAAAGGTTAACTCACCACTATCTGAAGATTCCTGTTTACCATGCTCTCCACATCTGGAATTATATGAAGTCTGTTTAAAGTCATACGCAGTATCATTAGGAAATATTTCCCTACACTTTGCTATACCCTTTGCTTCACTTTCGTTGTCATTCTCATCTTTACAGTCTGCATCAGCAATTTTTGTGATGTCTACGACTGTACCGTATGGATCTATCTTTGCGAAATGTGCCATAGTTTTAATTCTGATACTTGTAACGAACAATAACAACTCCACCACCACCATTACCACCACGAGGTTCTGGATATTGGCGAGGATCTTGGTCACAGGCACCACCGCCTCCTCCACCAAGTCCATTAGTTCCATCTACACCAGACTGTGTAGGTGAGGTTCCACCTGGTCCACCTCCACCAGATCCACCTTCAGGGTTGTGAGGACCACCTGGATAGTTGGCACCTCCTCCACCACCACCGTAGGTTATGGATGATCCATTAATAGAGGTTGAATAACCATCTCCACCTCTTGCAGGTCTTGAGTTAGGTCTATTATATCCATTTTCTCCTGCTTCATTGGCACCACCGCCTCCTCCAGAAGTTCCATTTTGTGAAGGTGCTCCTCTACCACCATTATTTCCTTGACCAGATGTTCCAGAACCTCCAGGATTATTTTCCCCTTGCTCATCAGTTCCGTTTCCACCACCTGATCCACCAGGTCTTCCTGGTTTGTCTTGTTGTCCTCCACCTCCTCCACCTGTAGCAGAGAAAGGTCCAAATTGACTACCACCACCATCAGAACCAGCATTATTACCAACACCACCTGATCCACCACCGCCAACACCAACGGGATAAGATCCAGCAGATACAGTAAAGTTAAATCCAGAAGATTTTAGAATACCACCAGCACCTCCACCACCTCCAGAACCGAAGTTGTTAAAGTTACCAGATGCAAATCCTCCACCGCCACCGCCTCCAGCGACAACCAAGTAGTCTACTTTGTTATTAGCAGCATCAGAAGAAACAGATGCTACGTTAAATGTTCCACCAGAGTTGAATGTATGAATTTTATAATCACCAGATGTGGAAGTTGATCCACCTGTTGCTACAACATAAGAAGCAGCACCAGCAGTTGCAGTCCATTCCGAACCATCATAAATCTCAATTACACCATCAGTAGTGTTAAAAATAATTGTTCCAGTCGCAGGACTACTCAAAGCATCTCTTTGAGTCGTTGTATAATTCGGGAGATTTAACGCTCCTGTAACATTTAAAGTTCCCGCTTGAAGTGTTGACATAGTTTTATTTAAATTGTTACTGTCTACCCTGTTCCTATGTATTTATATAGTTTAGATTACCATTTACCAGCAGGGCAAGTCTGATTTTCTAATCTTATCTTAGCATGGATAACACATCCACATAATCCACACAAAGCAAATAATGTTTTATGCTCACAAGCATCACATAACTGTGCTCTTCTTATAATCTTTCTAGGATCTTTAACCGTTTGTACATCCATATCCACACCCTAAATGTTTAGGAATTGCTATATTCCAACTCATACTAACTCTCGTTTTATCATGAGTTAATGGTTCAACACTATGTTCTAACCATCCTGGAAATATATATAATTTCCCTTCAGGACTAGAAAATTTGTTTATACTCGTATTAAATTCATTATATTTTTGAGTCTTAGGTTGTATTAAACCTGCTCGTAGTCTAGGATCATGGAATACAATAGTATCATCCTCATGTGTATCAATATAAAAGACACCACACATCCAATTATTAGGATGATAGTGCTGTCTATGATACCCATGTTTCTTTTGTTCTACACCCCACATTCCAGCAAATTCTAACTCTTGACCACTATATCCAAGAGTAACTAAAATATCTTGATGTATATCTAAAACAAATTTTTTAAATTCATCTAACCTTTTATCTTCATGTAAGGTAGATTTAGTGAGAGTAAGAGGATCAGTTCTTAAAACAATCCCTTCTGATACTACAGTCTTTAATAATTCTTTGTCATAATCCTCAATATCAATCTCGAACACATATGTTGGAAATAATGTGTTCTTATAACGATTTGTAATTTTCATTACCTAACCCATAATAAAGTCTTAGAACTTCTATGTAATCCTGGTCCCCCACCACCATATCTATTACAGTTAGCGTCTTTCTCGTTAGCATCACCACCAGATCCATCAGGTCTTCCAATATCCCAGTTACCACCTGATCCTGGAGATGCTTTATCAGTCCAGTGATTACTATCATTAGTATCAGTTGTTGGTCTAGTACCATTACTACTACCACAATTATCAACCAACTGAGTATTAGATAATGATGCTGGAATTAAATTATCTTCCTTACCATTATTACCATTATCCCAAGTTGCTCCTACACTAGGAGTAAAAGTAAATTTCCAAATATAGTCTGCATTACCATTACCATAGTCATATGTTTCAATTATAAATTCTGATGCTGACGAT